GTCTTTTGATAGTAAAGAGTTAAAGCGCTTTTCCAAGGGTTCAAACCGACAATGCTTGAAATGTCGCTTCCGGTAATTGACTCCCTGCGCCACTTTAGCCAGGTAGCAGACCCAGCTTCAGCTTTGCCGAATAGTCGAGCGGAGTTGTAGCGTTCAATTTTCTGTGTTATCATGCGCCAATTTTAGCTGGCGGGTATGACATTTATTTGATGTTGTCTGCCTCATCATCAAACAGGTCAGCATCGTTATCCTCTATTAAATCATCAAAGCTCTGAAAGTCCTTGCTCTGATCTTCTACAGCTTTGCGAACATCTTCGTTCTCATTAGCCTGCTTTGCCACAGCTGCTCTAAAGCCCTTAGCAATGTCCTCATCAGTAATGTTTGCGTCCCAGGCTAGCTGGACACCAAAGAAAATAATGATTGAGCTGTAGACACCTGCAACCGCTACAACACCGCCCCAGAACCAACCAACGGGAGTAGAAGCTCCAATCGCCATGCCTGGAATAAAAGCAAACATGACAATACCGAGCGAGCGGATAGCGATTTCTTTTATTTTCTTCATTTGTTGTCCTTTATGAATTGAATCGGGTCAATCTTTTCCGAAGTGATGCCAAATACTGATTTGAGCTTAGGTCCGACAGTGAGATGAAGATGACTAGCAGTCGAAGCTGACCCGGTGTTTCCGACAAATCCGATAGTGTCACCCTCTTGAACTTTTGTTCCAGGTTCTAATCCCTCAGCCTTTAGGTGACAATAGCCGACATACCAAAGTTTGCCGTCCTTATCCATCACTCTTTGAACAGAGACATTGCCCAGCACCTTAGAGAATTGCTGTAGCACAATAGTCCCATTAGCAATTGCTGGGATAGGTGTTCCCTCTGGCATAGCCCAATCGACTCCAGAGTGCGGTTGCATTCCATTAGCTTTGCGATACTCGCTTAGAGTTCCGAAGCGTCCGGTGATTTTCTTCCAATCGAAAGGAAATCTCATAGCAATCTCAGAACTACAGCAACAATGCCTGCTGTGATAACGGAGGTCATAATGCTTTGCACTAGCGCTCCACTCCAATGAGCTTTCTCTAAAGCTCTAATACGCTGCTCAAAGTCATCAAGCTTTTTTTCGATGTCTGACACGATCTTGAGGATTAGGCTCGTGTTACTCGGCGGGCGCGTTGTCATAGATTACAGCCTCCCAATCAAGAGAGTCCTCGTTCCAGGCATAGATAACACCGTCAGTTGGGTAAGCAATCGGGGCAACCCAGCGACAGGTATCCTCGTCTAGCTCCCAAGAATCAAATGGCTTAGGTGCAATGAAAGCATCGCGCTCTGGATCGTAAGTAAAACCGATACCAGCATAGTTCTTTCTAATGTTGCCGTTGTAGCTTGTGCGCTTGCAAACCTGTCCGCGAAACTCCGAATACCAAGTTTCTGGGTCTTTGCCCTCAATTAGTTCTGTTTCGTCAATGCCGACAATTACCTCGGTAACGATGTTGTTATCGTCTAGAAATGCGTAGTGTGCCATTAGATAGTCACGCTGCCTGTTCCTGCTGTGAATTTGTAAATCTTGTATCCGCCACTTGTGGTAAGCGTGTAAGTCAAACCAGCTCCAACGGATGCGAAGTCTGGGAAGGATGCTGAGTATCGAATGATTACAACACCAGAACCACCATTACCACCGGTTGAACCAAAAGCGTTTCCGTCACCGCCACCACCAGAACCAGAGTTAGCCGTTGCAGAAGTAGCAGCGCCTGTTCCGCGAATGTTTCCATTACCGCCACCTGCAGCACCAGAACCTAGAGTTCCACCACCAGCAGAACCACCTCCACCACCGGCGTAAGTTACTGATGATCCGGAATAGCTTGAAGCAGTTCCAGCGCCACCAGCTCCACCATTACCAGCAGCACCACCATTAGCTCCGACTGCAGATGAACCTCCACCGCCACCCGAAGCAAAGTTGCTACCACTTCCACCTGGGCCAGCGTTACCACCAGCAAAGCCTTGTCCAGAAATACCTGTTCCACCTAGACCGGTAACATAAGCTCCACCGCCACCAGAAGCTCCGTTGCTTCCGTTCTGTCCACCAGAAGGCCCGAAGGATGCACCTCCACCACCACCGTTTGAAGTGATAGAGCTAAATACAGAATTAGATCCGTTTGCTCCGTTTGTAGTGGTAGTCGAACCTGCACCACCAGCTCCTACAGTCACAGTAAAACTGCCCGAAACTACAAAGCTAGTTGCGGTTCTAAAACCACCTGCACCACCACCTGCACCTGAAGAGGAACCACCTCCACCACCACCGGCAATGACTAAGTAATCTACAGCTCCGACTTTAGAAAGCGCCGATGCTGCAAGTATTCCCAGAGGAACTAGCAATTTATGCTCCCAAATCTCCGACAAGTAGGTAAGAGCCAGAAGCTAGGCAAAGAACAGTGGCAGCGGAATATTGACCAAGAGTCTTTAGCTTGCTGTCTTTGCTGTTTAGAGTGACACCTGAACCTGCTGCAAATGTAATCTGTCCCGAACCAGTCTGGACGAAGTCAATTCTCTGACCTGCGCTGAGAGTGTTGCTAATAGTGACTGTGATTGCAGATCCTGTGCTGTTGATTGTAGAACCCGCGTCACTTGAAACAGTCGTGTAATTAGCGGTCTTAGCAGAAACTCCAGCGAACAATCCGAGAGAAACCCAAGCTGAACCGTTGTAGAACTCATAAGAGTTAGCTCCGGTTAAATAGGTAATCTGCCCCTCAACAGGAGTTTCAATAGCAGCAGTTCTGGCGGTGGAGTCAACAAAGACTGCGACCACCTGCGACATTAGGTATTCATTCAGCTCGCTCGCGTTTAGCGGGAAGCCGTTGACAAAAGTTTTATAGGACATTCTAGAATTCCTTCCAAAGCTCTAGTGTAGTGAACCATTGGTTTACGTTGATGTTATGACTCACCTTGGTAATGGTGTAGCCTTGGTTAATGTTGAGTTGTGGTGTTTGATAATCTACCGCGACAGTTTCGCCAGGTAGGAATACTGCAGCGTGAGTCAGGTTGCCTAGTCGGTCAATTGCTGGGGTCTCTACGCTCTTTACCAACTGCTTTTGAGTTGAGTTGAATACCGCGACAGCCCAGCTAGTCAGCTCGTACTCGTCAGTAGTGTTTAGATCAGCATCTAGAGCAAACTCTCCGTATAGTTCAATTGAGTCGGTGTTGCGAACTAGCACCGATGTGGCGCTGTCAGACTTTAGGCTCACCTTTAGCGAGTTGAATACGGCGTCAATGTCCGAAGCAACTTCTAGGTCGCTCATACAAAGATGTAGCGGTTCGTTGTGGTTGTTGCCGATTGAGTAAGTTTCCTCGGTGACTTCTGGAGCTACGCGTGGAATAAATACAAACTCTTGCGTTGCAGGATCTAGCCAGAACAGACCTAGTCCTACTTGAATAGCCTCATAGAGCGGTGTGTTAGGAATAAAGTTCTGTAGCAACTCGCCTGGTATCTTTCCGCGAGTAGTAGCGCTAGAGCTGTGCATAGCGGTTCCGAACTGCTCTGCTAGTAGCTCTACAACTTCGTAAGGTGTTGCATAGCCGTCAGGGAATTCGACTTCGTCAGCGGTGTCTAGGATCGCTAGGCGTGAGTTTACAAAGCGCTTGAAATTATCAAAAGCAGTTAGCTTCATGAGGTTCTGATTGCTGGCGCTGTCGTAGTTGACCTGAATGGTGTCAATAAATCCGCTAAATAGTGTGATGTCAATCGGGTCACGATCTAGGCGAACTCTTACAGGCACTCCAGGTCTAAACGCTGGGTTCTGAGTTGGGTCAATTAGAAGGTTCTGAACTGTGATGCTTGCTTGCGCTGATTCAGGCTGGAAGTAAAGCGCGTCTTGCACCTCACCGCCGACAGTAGTCCTGACTTCGCTAGTGCTGCACTCAAAAGCCTGCCAGGTGAAAGCAATAGGACTATCCCCTGCTAGAACGTCAGTCCCGCCCAGTTCCGAGATGCCGATAATGAACTGATTAGCTCCGGCAAGAACATCATCTCCGCCTAGAAGCGAGATGCCCAGAATAAACAGATTGCCCTCAGCATCAGGCAAATAGAACTCAACCTTTAGATCACTAGTAATGTCAAAGTTAGGTAGGACTTCACTCACTTTAGCAACCTAGCAAAAGTCGCGCCGTTCTGGTTCTGGTAAGCCTGCAAGCTACTGACAACTCCGCTGGCGTTAGTGCTGGCGCTGTTGACTGTGATGTTCTGATTCACCACTACCGGAGGCTTAGTAGTTGTTGTGGTAGTTGTAGGTGGTTTGGTAGTAGGTGCTGTAGTTACAGGCTTAGTTGTAGTGGTAGTCTCCCCCAGCACCATGTTGCCCTGAATACCGCTAGGAGTCGGCGCGGTAGATTGACCTGAGAAGTTGACTGCTCCAACACCCTGTGTCCTACTCCAACCGCCGTTTGCCATGATCTGCTTGTTCACATAATCGATAGCTTGTAATGCTGTCAGCACAGCCGTAATTGGACCTAGCGCGCCCTTCATAGTTGCACCAAGAGTTGTGGTGCTTGCAGCGCTTAGAGCACTTACTACGTTGTAAGCCTTCCAAGCGACAGTTAGAGCGCCCACAGTAGCAACTAGCGGAATAAGAACGTTTCTGTATTCGACAATAAACTCAACAACTCCAACACCTGCAGTAATTGTCTCAGTCAAGATCAGCACAATGCCCTGCAGAGCCTCAGTTCCTCCTGGAGAACTTAGCCAGGTTGAGAACTTGACAAGTAGCGGTAGAAGTGCTGCACCGATTTGTTCTTGCATCTCGCCAAAGATTACCTGCATTTTGTTGTATGGGTCAAGGTTTGCTGCTTCTGCTGCGCTTCCCTTGAAAGCGTCTGCAAGCTGTCCCTGCCAATCGACACCCTCAGCGGTTATCTGGTTTAGAGTGTCCTGCTTCTCAGCTACCTTTTGGCTTGCTTTGGCAAACTCCTCGCTGTTAGGACCGTAAAGCGATAGAGCTAGAGCCTGAGCATCTAGGGCTTTGTTAAGTTCTTTCTGAACGCGGTTGAAGTCATTAGCATTGGCAATTTGGTCAGTCATTGGAACACCGAGCTTTGTAAGCGCTCCAAACTGTCCGTTGTAAGCCTTGGTAAGCGCCATAGTCACAGACTCTAGGCTCTTGCCGGAACCTGCGCTAATGTCTAGCGCTAGTTCTAGTAGCTTGGTGCTTTCTGCGGTGTCACCTGTTGCGCGTGTTAGCTGTGCGAAAGCTGGGCGAAGGTCATCATCGGCAACTCCGGCAGCGAATTGCATCTTGTTAATGCTTTTTTCAACTGCTGCGATTTGAGCTGCTGTGGCGTTAGTGGTGTTTATTAGCTGATTCTCTAAAAGTGCCTGAGACTTCTGATCATCAATTGCAGCTTTGGAAGCTTCTTTTAGTTGATTAGTCACGACTGACAGCGAGAAACCTAAACCGATAGCGCCTAGAGCTGTTTTCATGCCCTTGGAGATCTTGTTGACTGTGCCGTTCAATCCCTTTAGATCTTTGGCAGCGCCATTAGTTGCAGCGGTGAGCTTCTTGAACTCTCCCAAGATTTCAACATTGAGAACTAAGCTCATTGGTTGCGCTCCTCTACTGCTTTCCTAAAAGCTGTCAATTCCTCAAGAGTTAGCTGTCTAATCTCGCTCGGTGCTAAACCCGTTGCCAGGCAGAACTTTGCTAAGCGATTAGCAGCTTCCTCTCTTACTCTTTTTTTGCGTCAGCCGTTAGAAACTCTAGAGCTTCCTTTTGCGTCAGCTTCTCTGTATCCTCAAACTTGAACTCTGCGTTTTCTCTGCGCTTGAAAATGAAGTAAAGCACTCTGAGCGCTCTACCCTTTGGCTTGCCGTCCTTGAAGGCATCGTCAAAGCCTGTGTTGAGCATTAGCTCTAGTTCCTCAATTTCACCGAGGGTTAGTTCCTCAAACTTAATCATCTGCGTTCCTTGCTTTCGCTGTTTCTCTTACGATAAGTGATTCTAATTCGCGTAGATAGTCCTGATAGACTTCGTTGCGCGTCAATCCTATCGCCTTAATGAAAAAAGGCTGCGGTTTGATGTTGCGTTTGAACCAACCCCAATGGATAGGGTTTGCGTATGGGACTCTTGCCCCACCTGCGCTAATTGAAACTCGCCCGGTAGCTCTTGCGGCAATACGGATTGAGTCCCTGAGCGCCCCAGAGCGAACCGGAGCTAAGGTCTTTGCTTCGTTAACTACTCGGTCTGCTGATCTCTTAGCAGCGTCTGTAATCTCCTTGTTAGGGACACCTACATTCTGTAACGCTTTGGTTACTGAACGTAGTCCCTTGACCTTGACTCCGGTCTGCTCCATAGGATTACGCGGTTACGATCTCCACGCCGTAGTAGATGTCATCCGCTGGGTCGTGAACAGTGTTGTCAACTCGTAGGGTAACGGAGAAGGTAGAGGTGTTGTTGCTGGTTAGGGATAGCGGTGGAAGCTCGTTGAACTTTACAGTTCCCTCGTAGTGAGGCTGGTTTGAGCTTGCAGTAGCGTTTCCGTTAGGTGCAATGGTGAAAGCTGCGGTAGTTCCGAAGTTTGCCCATAGCACGCGGTAAAGGGAAGTAGCGTCACCGGACACAATACCCTCTAGGGTCAAAGCCCATTCTCCGCCTACGCGCTGCTCACAGAAAGTCTGAACATCGCCAGGTGCGTCACCTAGCTGAAGGTCAACCATAGTGGCATCGCACTCGTAAGCGGTAGAGCCAATTTTGAAAATGATGTTTTGCGCTTGAATACGCGTTGAAGCTGCCATTATGGAAGCCCTTTCTTGTTAGATCGTAAGTTCTATTTCGACATTGATAGTCGTAGCCAGGTATTCGGCATTATTGGTTTGCAGGTTGTAAGGGTTCGCGACTCTGAGCAACCTGGCATAGCGGATATCGTGCAGTGCCGTTAGCACATCGGTAATCGCTTCGTCCAGCTTCTCGGTAGCCTGCTTGTTAGTGGCAGTTGCAGCAACTACTACTAGCTCAAGGCTCATAACAAACTCTTTGCCCAAACTGCTTGGAGTCATGTATGGGTTAGCGCTGTTGATAATCACAATAGGTGGGACAATGCGCTCTGGAACATAGTCCAGAACATTTAGCCCAGCAGCATCAAGGTCTAGCTTGAATTCCTGCTTGGTAAGTGTGATTTCGTTAGTCACTAGACCCCATACCCGACATAAGGCAGTAGCAGAGCATAGACGGAAGACATAGGGTCTTTTGCAACCCTCATAGGGCTTCCGTCCATGCTTGCAAACTGAGCAATGCCATTAGGCGCGCTTCTCCTGTGGTAGATCTCGGAAGCACATTGGAAGATTGCGGTCTTGTGGACCTCCGCTGGCACAGTTACATCGCCCTGGTAGTTGTCTACCAAAGCGTGGCCTGCATCTAATGCCTGCTCAATGAAGTCGCTTGACTCATCTGTTCCGATGTATTCCTTGAATTCCGCTAGGAGAATTGTGCCTGCCATTGGATACCTACTAAGCGGTAACGTCTAGCTTGACAATAGCTCCAACGCGTGGAGTGGTGATTGCCATGTAGCCGTAAACCGATACAGAGTCGGTCAAAGTGGTGATGTCACCGTCAGTTAGGCGAACAGGTGCGCCTGCAGACTCGTGAGTAACAACAGCCTGAGAGTTAGCCAAGTAGACAACTCCGGTGCCGATAGCTGGGTCAACGATGATTGGCAAGCCAAATACCTGACCAGATAGACCAGGAATGTTTACCGAACCAACGGTGTTCATGCCGTCGTTGTTAGCGGATAGAGCTAGGCGTCCGTCCGAAGCTGCAACCTTAGCAAGCTTCACGTAGCCGTCGGTGCCGGTGAGAATGAACTCTGGGCGTAGACCGGTGTTAGCGAAGATGTAAGCAGTTGCGTTAGCAATACCCTCAGCTAGAGAGCTAGGAGTGCCACCGTCAGCGTCAAAGACCTTGTTGGTGTAGTCAAGAGCTGCCAAAGCAGATACTAGAGCTGCGTTGGTGGTGTTTGCGTAAGCAAGGGATAGACCGCGGAATACCTCGTTCAAGGTGTTGATCGAAGCGCGCTCTACATACTGCTTGCTGAAGCTGGTGTAACCGCCGTAGGTAACTACATCAGCAGATACAGTTTCGAAGGTTAGGTTGCCGAAGCTTAGAGCCTCGTTCTCTGGGTCCTGAACGCCAACAGCCAAAGTGTTGCTGTCAATCTTTGCGTATTCAACGGTTAGTCCGGTAGCTGGAAGAGCTGAGCGGGAAAAAGCCGAAACGCTTGGACGGTTGTTGTTGATCAAAGTGTCAACATAGCCAACGAAAGCTGGGACAAGTGCTGCATCACCAGAATCGGAAGCGGTGCGGACTAGAGCCTTAGCTGACTCGTCACCCTTTAGAAGTGCCTTAGCCAACTCGCCCTGGGAGCGGATTTCTGCGCCAACTACTGCTGGTGCGGATGGGGTAAGTCCTGCCTCTACAACGCGGCGCAATTCTGCAACCTCGTCCATTACAGAACGAACCTCAAGTTCCATGTTCTCAGACATAGTTCTCTTTTCTTGTTCGTTAGTGAGTTCCGCTTCCGGAGCTGTCTGCTCCTCGCGAACCTCGGTTATGTTTGCGCCTGCAAAGGCTGGGAATGGGACTACGCTGACTTCTTTCAAAGCCACCTTAGTCCTTGTAATCGTTGAGCCGTCCTTCACAGATTCCTCTGGAATGAAGCCCACCGAAAACTTGTTTAGAACGCCGTCACGCATGAGAGTAAGCACTTCGTCCCCGCGCTGGGTGGAGCTGACCTTAGCCACGATCTCGTAGCCTGCTTCTGTGTCGCGACCTTCGACAACCTTACCAATTGGTTCTTCGTGTCCGTAAAACAGCTTCACATCATCAACGGAAGCAATTGCACCTGGAGCAAAGCGCTCCTGATACATTCCGCCGATGTCTGCGCTCTGTCCGTAAGGAACGGCAAGCCCGACAATGGTTCGCTCTTCTAGATCAGCGCGAGCCTCAAAGCTTCTGGTTTCAATTTCAGACATTTAGTCCCTCTTTCTCTCGGACTTCCTCAGCAGACAGGAAGCCTGCAGCGATTCCGGTTGAGTAGTAGTTGTAGCGGGTTTCTACGTCAGCACGGAATAGGTGAGCGTAGTCAAACTCCACCCTGGTCCCTCTAGGCAAGCAGTTGCTTAGTGCGTCAGTAATTGCGTCTGTGTAAGCCATTAGCGTGTGGCGGTAAAAGACCTGATTCTCGTCCTGCAGGTTTGTATAAGTATCAGAACCACCTGGAACAGTAGTGATAAGCAAGCGAGCAGGAATGCCGAACAAGCGAGCGATAGAAACAGTATTCTGCTCCACAATGTCAGTAAAGAGCGCTTCACGCGGAGATAGAGCGACCTGCTGGTAATCAAAGCCATTTCCTAGGACTGCAATCTGTCG